CTATTGGACGCGATACGAAACCGCGCAAAAAAATCCGTCATATTCTTAAACGCCGACGTTGAATTGCAAACGATCGGCCACGACCCACGCAATTTGCAGCTCAACGAAGGGCGAAATTATTTGGCGTTAGAACTTAGCCGCGCCGCCGGCTTGCCGGCATATTTCAGCGATTCCCAACAATCGTCGTTCACGTACGCCAACGCATTAGACAAACGGCGCGACCTTGTAGATTTTGCATTTCGTAATTTCATGATAGTGGTTGAACAAAGGTTGTCATTTCCCGATTTCACACCCGCGGGCAATGAAGTCAAATTTGACTTAGATGATTTCCTACGTGGAAACCCATACGAACGCGCACAAGTCTATGAAATCTTAAACCGAATCGGCGCAATGAGCGTTGACGAAATCCGACAGGAAGAAGATATGTTGTTATGAGCAAAAAAATACTCACACCAATGACAATCACCGCGACCGATTCGGATTCGCGTACGATCACCGGTCGCATTGTTGCATTCAACGAACCGGGCAATACATCATGGGGAAAAACAGAATTTGCGCCCGGTTCAATCGAAGCAACGTCAATCATGTTGAATTTGGAACATGACCAAACGCGGCGCATTGGTAAAACACTTTCCATTGAATCAAATGACAAAGAAATCATTGCAACATTCAAAATCGCGGCAACAACGGCCGGCAATGACGCGTTGATTGAAGCGGCCGAAGGATTGCGCGACGGATTTTCCGTTGAATGTATGGTGGACGAATACGACACATTGAAGGACGGCACAATGCGAATTTTGGTCGGTGAATTGGTCGGGTGCGCGTTAACGTCCGAACCCGCAATTAGATCGGCGCGCGTGTCAAGTGTTGCAGCTAGTGAAAATGAAATTCCGGGGGCAGACGTTCCCGGTGAAACAGAAGGAGAAACGCAAGTGGATACAACCGTGCCAACAGGCGACGCGACCGTTGAAACGGTTGTTGAAGCCAAAGAAGTAACCGCAAAATCCGCATATATCGGCGGCGCAACAACCAAGCCACGTTCACCAATTATGAATGCGGCAACATACGCCGAACACACAATTAAGGGATTTTTCGGCAATGAAGATTCCCGCCAATACGTACAATTCGCAGACGATACGTACACCAACAACGCCGCATTCGACCAAGCAACCTATTGGCAGACAGTAGTTGACCCAAGCACAAAATTTGGTCGTCCTGCCGTTGACGCGGTTGGCGGTGCAATGGTCACGAAATTCAAAGGGCAAACGATTCGCATTCCGAAGGTAACGACAGTATCCACGGTTACAGTTGAAGCCGAAGAAGGCGCAACAAGTGAAACCGGAATTGTGTCAAGCTTCGTGGACGCAAGTGTCCTTAAATATGCGGGAATGCAAACGTTCACGCAAGAGCTTTATGATTTATCTTCCGACTCACCAATTTGGTATGACATGATGGTTAAGAACATCACGGCCGCCTATTCAAAGGCAACAAACGCCGCCGTTATCACCGAATTACTCAATGGCACGGCCGGTGCAAACCAAGCCGCAACGTTGGCCGGAATGATCGCGTTCCACGGTACAGAATCAGCGGCCGCCTATTTGGCAACCGGTGATTTTGCAACGTCATACCTAGCGGGTAGTTCCCAATGGGTTCTCGCAATGAATGGGTTGGACAGTACCGGGCGGCCAATATTCAACAGTATCGCCCCTAGCAACACCGCCGGCGACATTAAGCCAACGTCAGCACGTGGGCGTTTCCTTGATTTGGATTTCTATGTTGACCGCGGAATGGTTGCAACAACAATTGACGATTCAGCGTTAATCATTGTTCCAAGTGCATTCTTTTGCGCCGAAATGGCACCGCAGAAATTGCAGGTTGCACAATTAGGAACAGGCCAATATGAGTTGAGCATTCATGGATATATGGCAAATAAGGTTCTTATTGCCGACGGCATACGCCGTTTCAATATTGCTTAGTTTCAAAATAACCCTAATCATGCGCCGGGTGTTCTCCCGAATTCCGGCGCAGTAGTCGAAAGGAAACGGAAATGCCAAGTATTGTCACAGCTGCACAGTTGCGAACCGTGCTTGGCGTTTCCGTTTCACTTTATGCCGATTCTTATTTGGACGAAATTCTTAACACGTCCGAAGCCGTCATTTTGCCGATCTTAGAAGCAAACACGTCGTCGGTCTGTGCTTATTCACTCACGTCAAATGTTGCAACGTTTAACACAGTACGGCGACACCATTTCGTCATTGGTCAATCCATTGTTGTGTTGGGATTGCCCGCACCATTCACCGCGACCCATGTTGTCACGGCCATTGGTCATTACTATTTCACGGCCGCGCTAGTCAACGCCAACGTCACCAAACGTGATTCAATTCCAAATGGTATTGCGTCATTGTTAAGCTATGACGCGGCCACAATTTATGCCGCGTACCCTGCGATCGAAGCGGCGGTGTTTGCCGTTGCGGTTGAAGTATTTCAAAGCCGTGTTGCGGCGGGCGGACAAATTGAAGGTGTTGATTTTGCAAGTACGCCGTACAGAATGGGTCGTTCACTCACCAACCGTGTGTCGTCATTGTTGACCCGATACACCGACGTTGAAACTATGGTGCAATAATGCCCGCGTCAACAGTAAGCGGCACACGCTCAACATTGGCCACGGCGTTGACAACAACATTGGCCACGGTTTATGCAAGCGTTCCCGAAGCACCAATTCCGCCGGCGATCGTCATTGTTCCGAATTCACCGTATATGGAAACAACGTTGATCAACGACTCAACAATCAAAGTGAAAATAAATTTTGCAATATCAGCAATCGTGGCAAACAATTCCAACGCCGGCGCGTTAGAGAATTTGGAAGCCCTAATCATGGTTATTCTCGCCAATATACCGGCGGGATATGTTGTCGGCGACGTGGAGAAACCAACGGTGCTAATCGTTGGTGTAACTTCCATGTTGGCGGCGGATATAAACGTTTCAACCTACTACACCCAAACAACATAAAGGAGAAATAAAGTGGCGACAACAATCATCACCGGGCGCGACATAACCTTCACCGTCGCCACGGTAAATTACGATCCACAAACAACAAGTGCCGTTCTATCAAATGAACACACAATTGAAACGTATCAAACATTGGACGGCAAGGCTTACAAGGCCATTGACGACCAATGGAAATTCGACATTGAAATGTTATCCGATTGGGGCGTTGCGTCGTCACTATTGGAAGCAATGTGGGCGGCGTGTGAATCAGCACCCAATACCGTGTTGGCCGTTGCATTCACGGCAACAACCGGCGCGGTGTGGACATTCAACATTTTGCCGGTATTTCCAAACGCGGGCGGTTCAGCACCGGACGCACAAAAGGTTTCCATGTCATTCGTTGTCGTGGGTACACCGTCCGAATCATTCGTTTAACCAAATCAGAATCGGGGGAAAATGAAACTACCAATTACGATCACGTACAACGACGGTTCGTCGGTGACCTACACCGCCGGCTTGCCGGAATGGTCAAAGTGGGAACGCAAAACCGGAAAATCGTTATATTCTGCCACGCCGGAGAAGATCGAGGCCGAAGGTATCGGGGCGGTGTACCAACAAAGCGATTTTTTATGGTTGGCGCATGCAGCTTATGTCCGCGAAGCCGCGGGCAAGCCCACGAAGGGTTATGAAATTTGGGAATTGACGGTTGACGCGATTGCGATCGGTGAAGCCATAAACCCGGAAGTTTCAAACCCGGAAGCCTTGACCGGGTAATTTGGGAATTGGCGTTGGAATCGGGAACGTCGCCGGCCTATTTCCAAACGTTTGAAGATATTATGACCGTGCAGGATATTATGGAAAGGCGGCGCAATCGTGGCAAGTGACGCAATCAGCTACGACAAAAGCGAAATGCGCGCCATTCTCAAATCGTTCAAAGCTATGGACGACGAAGCGATCGCGCAAGCCAAAGAGAAGTCAAGCGCGTTGGCCGAATACGTACAAGGCAAAATCAAATCCGCCGCCGGGTCACGTGGCGAAGGGGCGCGCCGCGTGGCCGACGGTTCAAAGGTTTCCAAGTCAAGCAAGATTGGTGAAATTTCGTTTGGTTATGTTTCGCAACGATTCAGCGGCGGCGCAACAACACAACAATTATGGGGCGGTTTAGAATTCGGTTCAAATAAATATAAGCAATTTCCGGTGTGGTCAGGCAATGAAGGCCGCGGGTCACGCGGTTGGTTTATTTATCCAACCCTAAGATCGGCGCAACCGGAGATCATCAAGCAATGGGAAGCCGGGTTTGAAAAGATCATTGGGAAGTGGACATAATGGCCGGCGGTCGTACGCTTAAACTTTCCATTTTGGGTGACGTTGACAACTTAAACAAATCACTCACGGCGGGTGCAAAGGACGTTGATTCATTCGGCGACCGGGTAGGCAAGGCCGGCAAAGCTATTGGCACGGCATTCGTCGCAGCCGCAGCCGCGGCCGGTGCAGCCGCGATCGCCATTGGCGTTGACGCGGTCAAAGCTGCCATTGAAGATGAGAAGGCGCAAACACAATTGGCGTTGGCGTTGAAAAATTCAGCCGGTGCAACCGACGCGCAAGTCGCGTCAACGGAAGCGGCGATTTTGAAAATGTCATTAGCGTCAGGCGTGGCCGACGACGTTATGCGGCCGAGCTTGGCGCGGTTGTCGCGCGCGACCGGCGACACGGAAATAGCGCAAACATTATTGGCACAAGCAATGGACATTTCCGCAGCAACCGGCAAACCATTGGAAACCGTCGCCAACGCATTGGGCAAAGCGTATGAAGGCAACGCGGCGGGATTGGGCAAGCTTGGATTGGGATTAGACGCGGCCGAATTGAAAACAATGACATTCACCGACGTGCAGGGAAAATTGACGGATCTATTTGGTGGCGCGGCAGCTGCAAACGCCGACACATACGCGGGCAAGATCGAACGAATGCAAGTGGGATTTTCCGAAGCCAAAGAAACGTTGGGCGTGGCGTTGTTGCCACTCATGGACACGGCAATGAAATTCATCAACGAAACCGCATTGCCGGCATTGACCAAATTCACGGATTCATTTTCATTGGACAAAGGATTGGGCAAGACAATCGGCGACGTGGCCAACACAATCAAAGTGATCGCAATGCCAATTTGGGAAGCCATGAAGGGCAATTTCGACAAAATCAAAAAAGTCATTGACGACAACAAAGAATCGTTTGAATCATTTTGGGAAGTGATCAAATTCGTTGCACCGTTGATTGGCAAAGTCATTGGCGCGGCGGTTTCCGTCATTGGAACGGTTGTTGGCACGGTCATTTCACTCATTGGAACAATCATGTCCGCGGTCCAGCCAATTTTGAATGCGATCATCACGTCAATCAACGTCATCATTTCGGGTGTCAACCTAGTCAAATCCGGTGCAGACATTCCGCAAATTCCAAAGATCGGCGCAACGTCAAATCCGGGCGGCGTTTCAAGCGCGGCGGCAACGTCGTTGGCCAAATCATTTTCCAATTCGATTCCCGGGCGCGCAACCGGCGGCGCGGTGTCGTCGGGTTCGCCGTACATTGTGGGTGAACGTGGCGCAGAATTATTCGTGCCAAACACGTCAGGTTCGATCGTGCCAAATAACAAAATGGGAAGCGGCATGGTGATCAACCTAACCGTCAACGGCGCATTGGACGCGGAATCAACCGCGCGTCAAATCGTTTCGATTTTGAATAATTCGTTTTACCGTGGAACAGGCGGGGGAAGTTCGTTGGTCATGGCATGACACAATGGACACCGGTTTGGCGGGTTAAGATTGACGGCACGGCGTACACGACGACAACGTTGGCGAATTTGGGAATTGAATCAGGCCGTCGAAATATCTATGAACAGGCGCGCGCCGGATATGTTTCCATTGAATTATTGGATACCGACCGAACCGTTGTTCCGGTTGCAATAAATTCAACAATTTCGATTGAAGTGCAGGACACCGCCGCCGCATGGGTGCCGATATTTGGTGGAAACGTTGTTGACATTGGGTTGTCAATTCGCAATGTCGGTTCGATCGCTTATACGCAAACCTACAAAATCACGGCGTTGGGTGCATTGGCACGTTTGCCAAAGGCCACAACAACCGGCGTGTTGGCACAGGCCAACGACGGCGCGCAAATTGGAACGATTTTGCGGCAAATCTTATATTCCACATGGGCGCAAACAAATGGGGCGTTGACGTGGGCAACGTATGACGCCGCCGTTACATGGGCGAATGCAGAAAATAACGGTTACGGTGACATAGATTCCGGCAACTACACATTGGCCGCGCGCACATCTAGCGTGACCGACATTTATTCATTGGTTGCCGCGCTCGCAATTTCCGGGTTGGGTTACATATACGAAGCACCAAGCGGGTTGATTGGGTATGCAAATTCCACACACCGCACCGCATATTTGGCCATTCATGGATATATTGAATTAGACGCAAATCAAGCTCGCGGCAATGCCATTTCGATTGCCACACGCGCCGGCGACGTTCGCAATTCGGTAACAATCAAATATGGCGCGTCGTCGTCAAGTGAAGTCACATCAAGTGATTCAACGTCGATTGGCACGTACGGCCTACTTTCCCAAATCATCACAACAACAATTTTGAATGGTGCAGACGCAACCGCGCAAGCGGCATTCTATTTGGCATTGCGCAAAACACCGCAAGCCGTATTTGACGAAATTACGTTTGACCTAACAAGCCCGGAATTGGCCAACGACGATCGGAATTCGCTGCTCAATATATTCATGGGCGCGCCGGTATCGCTGACCAACCTGCCGGCCAATATGAACGGCGGTTCATTCTTAGGATTCGTCGAAGGTTGGCGATTCAATGCGGGATATAAACGGTTGTCGGTCACGCTATTCATGACACCGTTGGCCTACTCATTGCAAGCAATGACATGGGCAGACGTGCCAATTGTGGAATTATGGTCAAGCGTGTCGCCGACTCTTGATTGGGCAAATGCGACAATGGTGGCGTGAGAATGAAGGGGAATAAATGACAAACCCAACGCTTAACCGGGCATACGATATGCCGGCAAGCACCGATCTAGTGACCAACCTTCCGGCCGATTTTGCAATATTCGGTGACGCGGTTGATTTGGACATTTCAAGTCGCGGCGGTTACACGTCCGTAGCTACCGCGGCCGGAACGACCACGTTGACCGTTACGTCAAACCGCAACATTCGATTCACCGGGGTCACAACACAAAATTGCGATTTGCCGGTTGCAAGCACATTGGCCGTTGGTGCGCGTTGGGTGATCCAAAATAAATCAACCGGAATTGTCACCGTTCGTTCGTCGGGTGGAAACACAATTTATGCAATACCGGCAGGGGCAACGGCCGAATTCGTTTGCATTCTTGCAAGCGGAACCGGAACCGCGTCATGGGATTACGATTGGGCGGGCGCAAGTGGCGCGCCGGGGTCAAGCGCGTTGGTGTTGGTCAAACGTGCGTCATTTAGTGCGGTGGCAAATACGGGCACAACATTCGACACGGTTTTCAATAGCACTTACAATTCTTACATCATCAACATTGAAACATTGAATTGTTCGGGAACCGGCGACATTCGTTTCAATTGGCGCGTTGCAGGGGCAACACAATCGGCGGCGTCATACAATGGCAATTCGCACGGATACCAACACAATGGGGCGCTTGTCAATAGCCCATTTTCCGCCATTACTTACGCGACATTAAGCGCGTTGGGGGCGGGTACGTTTTTATCGGCTTGGTTAAAATGTGACCGCGTTGGTCAAAGTCTTTCCACACCGTTTATCGGCGGCGACGTGAACCAAAATTACAACCATTTGATTTTGACGTTTGGCGCGGATTACAACGCAACGGCAAATCACGACGGTTTTATTTTGACCCCTAGCACAGGCACAATTACAGGAACAATTTCGGTCTATGGATTGGCGGTGGCATAATGGCAACGAAATTGGAAATCATTGCGTATTTGAAATTGGAACACCGAACATTGGCGGTCGGCGACGACGAAAACGGATATGTTGAATTGAATGCCAAAGAGTACGAAGCCAAAATTGCAGAATGGGCAGACAACATATTGACCCGCGAAGTCAAAGAATTAGCAATTCAAGAAGCCGAAGCGCAAAAGGTCGCCATTCTCGCAAAATTAGGAATCACCGCCGACGAATTACGGATTGCATTGTCATGACATACCCAACCAACACCGCGGTCAAACTCATTGAAACGGCATTGGCAGAAATTGGCACGGTCGAAGTACCCGAAAACAAAACAAAGTACGGGAAATTCATGAACGCCGACGGTTTGCCGTGGTGTGGTTCATTCGTGAATTGGTGTGCCAAGCAATCCGGCGTCGGTATTCATTCGGTTGTATCAACCGCGTCCGGCGCAGAATTGTTCAAAAAAATCAACCGTTGGTCAAACATTCCACGATTGGGTTCGATCGCATTCATGGATTTCCCACATGACGGCGTTGATCGTATTTCCCACGTTGGAATTGTTGTTGGTCTATTGCCAAACAATCAAGTGCAAACCGTCGAAGGTAACACGTCCGGAACCGGCGACCAACGCAACGGCGGAATGGTCATGTTGAAGGTTCGCAATTATGGCGCAGGAAAAGAAATTTTGGGATTCGGATTGCCTAAGTTTGAAGAATACAACGGCGAATTTCCAAAGATACCAAGCGACACCGACAAACCAACGAAAGGGAAAAAATGAAATCCAAACTATTCGTGATTTTGAAGTCAAGTGCCAAAGCGTTGATTTTATTGGTGGGCGGTTGGGTGAGCTACAAACTAACCGGCTCATGGGAAATTGGTAGTGGTGTGGCCATTGCCATTGCGCCATTGCTCAAAATGATTGACCCAACCGACGATTCCATTGGCAAGAATGCCAAGTGAATGTTTCGGAATGGACAGGCGTGTTGGCCGTATTTTTCACATTCGTTGTGATCATGGCCGGAATGCTTAAATTCTACGTGAAGGCGATTTTGCGGGAATTTAGCAATAACGGCGGGAACACAATGCGCGACCGCATTGACGCTATCGAAGGCCGCCAAATCAACATTCAAGACTTATTGAAGGCGCACATTTCCGGTCATAAATAGACACGCCGAAGGTCACGCCTAACCCTTGAAATTGTCATGGGTTGGTGTCATGATTTCCCCACGGTTGCAGGTTGTGACCTAGATTCGGGAGAAATCAAAAATGGAATTATTCATTTCCACAACGTTGTTGTTTATGTTGGGCGTTATATCCGCCGCCGCGGGTTATGCAAGTGGACACCGTGACGGCAAGCGTGAAGGGTACGCAAGCGGTCGGAACATTAGCCGTTCAAGCAAGGTCACACAATGAAAGAAATCGCCGCCGCATTCGTCAAAGCTCAAAAGGGATTCATGCCCGCATTGAAATCGTCGGAAAATCCATTTTTTAGTTCAAAATATGCTGATTTGGCAAGCTGCATTGAAGCCGTCATTGGGTCATTGAATGACAATGGAATCGCGTTGGTGCAACATACGTCGGAAGCCGACAAAGGTGTGATTGTTCACACAATTTTCGTTCATGAATCGGGCGAAATCATGGAAACCGGTTCGATATTCTTTCCCGCAACACAACCAACACCGCAAGCATTCGGCAGCGCATTGACGTACGCGCGCAGGTACTCACTCATGGCGGCGTGTGGCATTGCACCGGAAGATGACGACGGCAATGCGGTATCGCAACCCAAACAACAAAGCAAGCCAAAGGTTGTTCAACCCGACGCATGGACAACACAACCTGCCGACGACGGTTGGAACAAATCATTTGAAACCGGGAACGTTGCAACACCAATCGGAATCGAAACGTGCGCGCATGGCGATCGCGTGTGGCGTGACGGCGAAAAGAATGGCCGTGCATGGGGCGGTTGGGCATGTCCGGCCGATAAGCCGAACCAATGCGCGATGAAATGGTACGTGCTAGGTAGTGACGGACAATGGAAGCCACAAGTATGACAAAATTGAAACGGCCAACTCAAGACGATTTTGAAGCATTAAAATTAAGGATTCTCGGCGAAATCATGGATTCGCAAGCGCAGTTCGTCGTTTATTCGACAATCAAAATCAACAAAGAAGGCGAATTTGACATAATCGAATTGCACATAAAGGCGTCCGGGAAATGACAAAATTGCAGCTCATCAAAATCATGATCGTGGTTGAAATCGTGTTGTTGGTCATTCTATTCATGGCGGCGTTCTAATGGCCACATACGTTGAAATGGTCAATCCTGCTAGACGACAAATCACAGTATTGGCCGACGGTGTAATTGTTGAACGATACGTGGCGCAAATATGCGACCAATGCGCGCAATGGAAACGTGCAGACAAAACCGGATTCACAAAATGGTTCAACGAACCGGTCATTTGGTTGTGTGTCGAATGCCGCCGATAGTCATGCGCGTATCCCGCGCGGAAGAATTGACGTGTTTGAAAGCTGCAACGCAATTATTGGAAGAAGGTTGGGAAACATTCAACACCGAACGACGTTTCACGGTGACATTGACATTCTATGAGCGCGTCGCCGAATTAGCCGAAACGCTTGCAAGCGAATGGATTGTCGCCAAATATCTAGGATTTGGTTTTGACCCATTTCTATCCAAACGCAAGCACACCGCCGACGTTGGAACGAACATTGAAGTCAAATGGACGCGCCACGTGGCCGGTCAACTCATTGTCCATGAATACGATCGTGTTTCCGACATTGCCGTGTTGGTGACAGGCCAATCACCCAATTATCACATTCGCGGTTGGATACCGGTTGCAATGGCGCAGAAATCACGTTACCGGCACACCAACCAACCGAATTGGTGGGTAAGCCAAATCAACTTACAACCCATAGAGAATTTGGGGCGTAGCAACTATGCAAACGCAAAGATTTGACGAATTCCAATATAAATGCCGCAAGTGTGACAAAGTAACGCGACACATCGAACGAATTGTGTGCGATATCTTGCCGCCGAACGTGAAGACCCTTGAATGCTGCACGTGCGGCGCAATGGGAATTTGCCCAATGACGGCCAATGATTGAATTCCGGTGTATATCCTGCAACATTCGATTTGAAGTGCAACCCGACAACATCAAACCGCGTTGTTGCGGATACGAAATGGAAAGGGTTACGGAATGATCAAATCATTGGACATTGTGGCCACGGCCTATGAGCCAACGCCGGAAGTCAAAGAAGCTGCCAAACGTGTAATTCGCGCACATGACCCATTGGCCAACGATATTGTCGAAATGCTTGGGCTTAATAGTTATCCACAAGAGTTATCCACAGGCACTCAAAAAAAGGGGCAAATCTACTCATGAGTAATAAACGCCACACCGCTCTGACCTGCGGTTTTACAAGTTATCCACAGGTAAGTGTCCGAATTGTCCCAAATTAAGTCGTCGGGTTAAATAGTTATGCACAGGGTTGTGGATAACTATAGAAACACCGCTCTGACCTGCGGTTTTACCCAAACCCTTGACACGTCCTGTATCGTCCAACCACGAACGCGTGGCCGCTTGCGGATAGCCAAAGCGTTGTGTTTGGCGATTATGGCGGGTCTATTGTTATTCCCGGTAGGGGCTAACGCGGTGACAAAAGGTGTGACTAATAAGCCGACATTCAAAGATTATTTGAAGCTATATGCACACAACCGCATTGTGGACGAATCACAATATAAGTGTTTCAATGCGATCATCGAGAAGGAATCGCGTTGGTCATATAAAGCCCGGAACGGTAGTCATTACGGACTAGGGCAAATGCGCTCGCGTTGGTACGGTTCATTGGACGCTTATAGGCAAATAGACGTTTCATTGCGCTATATTAAGAAGCGTTATGGTTCAAGCTGCAACGCATTGGCGTATCATCATAAGCATGGTTGGTATTAGATGAGCAGCGCGCTAGGTGATAAGGGTGGCACACGTGCATGGCGTAAGATTGCACAACGCATTCGTGAACGTGACGGTGGAACGTGTCAGATATGCGGCATGGACGGCAATTCGGTTGATCATATAATCCCGCGCATTGCCGGTGGTGACGATAGTGAATTTAACTTACAACTATTATGTGCAAAATGTAATTCAGCCAAAGGGGGTAGGTTTTTTAGTGGGGAAGGGATACCCCTGACTCTTTCATGGCCTGTAAATCCCCAAAATGTCAGCCTAAGCCATGACTAAGGGCGCATTGGTATCACATGACCTGCAAGTGGTTGGAAACGCTCATAACAGGCTCACAACGGTTTTGGATAGAGAAGCCGACACCATATTTGGCAAGGTAACGCCTAGAATCCACACGCCATTGAATGATTTGCCTAGTCGTGGCCATGATTTGATTGACCTAGCTGCCGAATTATTGCCCGGCGGCCTCTTACCGTGGCAGCGATTCGCGGTGATTCATGGGTGCAAATACAAACCCGACGGTCGTTGGGCAACACCGATCGTGGCCTACGTCGGGGCGCGCCAAAATGGGAAGTCATTTTTACGCCAAATTCGCATATTGGGCGGGTTGTTCATTTGGAATGAAGCCTTACAAATTGGCAATTCACACACGCTCAATGGTGAATTGGAACAGTTCAAACAAATGGTTGACATGATCGAAGGCAACGAATGGTTGGCCAAACAGGTCAAACACATACGTTGGGCGAATGGGAAAGAAGAATTGGAAACCTTGAACGGCAACCGATTCATTGTCAAGGCTTCCGGGTCGTCGGCGCGTGGTGTATCTAGGCCAAGCACCGTGCATTTGGACGAATTGCGCGAAATGACCGACCTTGAATCATTTGCAGCTCTTAGATACACCCTTATGGCCGCGGCGAATCCCATGATCGTGGGCTATTCGAATGCGGGTGATTCGTCTAGTCGGGTTCTCAATTCATTTCGTGAACGTGCGTTGGCCATGAACGCCGGTGCGGTTGATAACGTGGGATATTTTGAATGGTCAGCACCCACGGACGAATTGACGCTATCGAATGCGCGACATTCCAATCCCGCGCTAGGCCACACCATTCATGCAGACAATGTCACGGCCACATTCAACGACCCATTGGACGTTGTCATGACGGAAGTGTTATGCCGTTGGGTTGTGGCGATTTCGGCGGCCGTTGACGCAACGTCATGGGCAAATTGCATGGACATGGACGTGGATTTGGACACCGAGAAGCTCACATGGTTGGGCATTGACCTTTCCCCCGATCGCAAGCATGGCGCATTGGTTGGCGCGCAGAAATTGGGCGACGAATCATTCGTGGTCAAGCTATTGCATACATGGACGAATGAATTGCAGCTAGACGACAAAGCGATCGCCAATGATTTGGCCGATTACGCGCGCAAGTACCCGACCGAATACGTGTTGTTCTCACGGCGTACGGCCGGGGCGGTCGCCGCGCGCCTAGCACCCGCGGGCATTCCGATCTATGAAATGGACAAGGATTACCCGCAAGCGTGTGACGAAATGTTGTCTGCCATAAATTCCGGTCGCATGAAACACCGTGGCCAAAGCGAATTGACCAACCAAATGTTGTCGGCCGTGCAGCTCAAACGCGGTGACGGCGGTTGGGTGATCGGTCGCAGGGCAAGTGGAACGGTCGTTTGCGCCGCGGTCGCCGTTTCGTTGGTGACACATTTTGCGACACGCCCGGAGAATGATCTTGACATCATGGTTGGTTAGGCGTACAAGTTTGCGACAATTAGGGCATGGGATTTTGGGGTTCATTACTAGCACCGCCTAAGCCGACGGTTGAAGCTGCCGCAAATGATTTCATGACCATTGCGCCGATCTTAGATATGCAACCGTATAACCCATTCGTGGCAAATACGACGGCCGAACGCGCAGACGCAATGAGCATTCCGACGATTGCCCGCGCCGTTGGCATAATGCAAACGATCGCGTCATTGCCAATGCACACACGCAACGTTGGAAGCGGCGAGAAGGTTGAACAACCGCGGGTCATAAACCAACCCGACAAACGAATCCCCGGCGCGACATTTTGGGGTTGGTTGATTTCGGATTTATTCTTTCATTCGACCGGGTACGCCTACGTCGTTGACCGGTACAAAGAAAATGGCCGCATTCGTGAAATGGAACGCATTGCACCCGAACGCGTTTCGATTCTCACCAACACAAACGGTACACAAATCACAGAATATCGAATTGACGACAAACCCATTGACCCGGTGAATCTAGTTGTCTTTCCCGGCGTTCAAGAAGGGTTATTGACACGGGCGGGTCGAACAATCCGGGCGGCCGCCGCATTGGAAAAATCCGCCCTAGATTTTGCGCTTGACCCAATCCCACAAATGGTTGTCAAAAGCAACGGAACATCATTGCCGGGCGATCGTGTACGCAAGCTATTGGACGCGATACGAAACCGCGCAAAAAAATCCGTCATATTCTTAAACGCCGACGTTGAATTGCAAACGATCGGCCACGACCCACGCA